ATATAGTGGTTGTAGTAGTGGTTGTACAAAGTCCTTCTAATGCAGTGATAACAACATCAGTTAATGATAGAGTTGCAATTTGAATACATCCTGTAGACACACTTTCAAATTGTGCTAAACTTCCACCAATTTTATCTCCATTACAATTATCTGCTGACCAGGTTCCACCTAAAATATAGAAACATTCTACAGTGTAAGAAATACAAGCATCACATTCATTTATATCTCTTATCTCTACTCCTGCATCTAATATTAATGAATCTTGTACTACACAAGGTGTATTTAAAGATCCTGAAGAATTTGCGTTTCCTGATACAATAGAACCATCTACACATAAGGTTGCTTCCCAGCCAGCAGCTGGTTCTACAGTTTTTATTACTGTATATATTTTACATATAACAGTTGTTGTTGTTGTTGTTGTAGGTGCAGATGTTGTTGTACTAGTAGAAGTACTAGTTGAACTACTAGAAGTTGTAGTGGTGGTAGTTATTTCATTAGCATCTCCTGTAAATATACAATTTATTAATGGTGTTGGACAAACTCCATCAATACAATTAGCTCCAATTGTTATTGTTACTAATGGACTATCTGCTGAACCACAACATCCACAAAATTGAAGTATTGCATTTGCAGAAATTGTAGTATCAATAAGATCTCCAAGACAATCATTATATGAAATATTATAATCTATTGCACTACTACTTGTATTAGTAAATGTAAGGCATTCACAAGGAATTGCTGTTGTAGTAGTGGTTGTTGTACTAGAACTACTACTACTACTTGTTGTTGTTGTAGATATACCACAAGGCCCATTTGGTACTACAATAATAGTTCCAGGAACAGTTAGAGGACTATCTGTTTCAACACAAATATTTGTATCTCCTGGTAATATTAATATAGCTTCTTGTAATCCTGTAGTACAATCAGTAATGATTATAGCAATTGGATCTACACTAGTATTTGTTAATGAAAAGCTTTCACAAGGATGTATTGTTGTTGTACTAGTAGTTGTAACATTACAACATACATCTAATGTATTGTATATATTAATTATATCACCATTAATATTTATTATCTGTCCTGTAATATTATGAACTTGAATATTTAATGTATTAATTTGTATTAATAGATTACATATAATTTCATCAATCTTTTGTAATATTACGTTAAGGGTATCACATGGCTCAGCTATTATACATGATAATACAGGACCATTATATACAATGGTACTAGAAGCAGTTAAATTAGTTGAACATGGATCATTGCTATTGCAACCACTATTAGTGATTGTAGAACTACATCCACAAGGACTATTTAAAACTATGTCTGTACAGCAAGGATTTACTGGTAAATATGGATATGCCATCTTATTGATTTATTAAATAGGTCTATATTGAATGTAATAACAAGCTGTTACTGGTTGAATGTTGTTATGAGGAAGTCCTCCACCTATAGGTCCAGAAGCATTAGTTATTGTAGTGGCAACTGTTATTCCTGTAGAACTTTCTCCTGTTTGTTTAGTAACAATAGGTCCATCAGGATGACTATTTGCAGCACCTGTAGCACTACCATTTCCAGTAGAAGCTAAATAATCATGTTTATGTTTTGGATCAGTAACTATAGATATAGCAGTATTATTATGTGTATGTAAAGGAATTTGTGTATCTAATAATGTAATTTGATTTGCACCATATTGATCATAAAGATTATAATTTGGATTAGCAGCACTAGCTGCAGGATCTACAACAGGATTTAAAGTTGGTCCAGGAACACCAACAATTGCACCTGTTAAAGCTCTACCTCTTAAATCAGGAGTTCCATTTAAACCATTACATAAAAATATTCTATTCCAATCACCTGTACCTGCTCCTGAAGAATTAAAAAATGTTATAGGTCCAAAATAAGGAAGTACAGCATAAGGAACCATTCTGGAATTATATAATGAATTAGATGAAGAATCTAAATAATTTTGAATCAACTGATCAAGCTCATCATATCTTACATAGTTTGTATGAAGATCAAGAGTAAGAGCTGTTAAATTAACTCCTAATTGACAAACTTTATTAATTGTAGCTTGTACAATAGCATGTGTATCTGAAGAAGCTGTAACTCCTGTTAAACATCCAATTGTATAATCAGCATTTAATATAGCAAGTTCAGCAACTATTGCATCAACTTGTTCTTGAAGATCACAAGCAGCTTGTATAAGAGCTTTTGATATATCTACAATAGAAAGATCTCCACATGTAGGAAGATATTTCTGTACAAGAGTACATACTACTGTAGTTCCAAGATCTATCTTTACTCCTGTACCATCTAATGTTGATACAAGAAATGTAATAAGAGCTTGTTCTATAAATGATAGAGAATCACCAGTTTGGATTCCAAGGATAGGAACATCTATTCCTGTATATTTAACACATCTGTCAGAGATAATCTCTGTACATCCGTTATAACAATTTGAGCAATTTGACATATTATTTTATTTTAAAAGATTTAAACTGTTGTTGTAGTGGTAGTGGTAGGTGTAAAATCTAATATAGCACATTCAGGATTTTGTGAAGCTCCATTTAAACTTTGACCAACTGCACCAACTAATGTTAATACTTCTGTAATTAGATTAAGAGAATAGATTTGTCCACTATTATCACAAATATGTAAAACACCACTATCTATATATAATCCCCATGGATTAGTTATTGATGAAATATTAATATCTGTAAGAATTAAACCAGTAGATAGATTATATATAGTTATGTATGTGTTGCTAGTTATATTATCTACATAAGAACATACTAATTGATTTGATGTAGTATAAATCATATCTCCTGAAATATCTCTATTTGGAGGCATTGAGAATGATTGAATTATTACTACACTTGTACCTGATATATCAATTCTACATATACTACCTCCTATTGAACAATATAATGTAGTATCATCAACTGCTGTTAAACCTGAACCAAAGGTTCCAGAATCTAAATGTATAGTTTTATTATATTGTGCTGCAAATGGACATGTGCTTATTATATCATATTCATAAATATCTGTTTGTGTATATAACCATAGTTTGTTTGCTGTATTTGCTATATCTCCAGTTATAGGAATAGGTCCTGTAATGTATGGAGTTAAATTAACAATTGTACTATTTTTATATATAAAGACAGAAGAACCATTACTAAAATAAGGAAGACATTCTGTTACACAATTAGGAAGTGATGTTGTAGTTGTTGTTGTGGTTGAACTAGAACTAGTTGTTGTACTAGTTGAACTAGAACTAGTGGTAGTAGTTGAACTACTAGTACTTGTTGTAGAAGAAGAAGTAGAAGAACTACTGGTAGTTGTTGTTGTGTGTTCATTAATACATACACTACAATTAACCATACCATATACATTAGCTATTGTTCCTACATCTGGTATAGCAAGAGTTTGATCTAGTATATAGAAACACTCAGGTGTACCATTACTAACAATTGTTCCTGTTGGTAATATACCTGGACCATCATAAGCAATAACAAAATAATCTTGTCTCTCACATCCAGCTACAGTGTAATTATATTTTATAGCAGTAGTTGTGGTGGTAGTTGTTGGTGGTGCTATTGTTGTACTAGTTGTTGTAGTTGTTGGATTTTGTACAATAGTAATGTTACAAGGAACCTCTATACAAGGCTCTGGTGTGTTACATCTACTAACACAACCTGCTGTAATACGTATAACTCTGCTAGCTATCATAGCTACAGAGTAATAATATGCATAGTTAGGATTACAATACTTATAAGTTAGTATCCTTTTATATGCTATTAATTGAAGAATATCACCAGCAGGTATAGGTTGATTCAACATATATGAAATGTTGTTATACAAACTATTACCAAGCTCTGCTAACTTGCAATCTATTTTTTTAAGTAAAGAAGGAATGTTTGCACACTCAGGGCAATTAGTTAGTCTTGGTGATAACATAATATCAATTTTATTTATTTACCTTAGCAGCACATGCTGCACACACTCCGTTTGTCAATTGACAACCGCACCCTACATTCGCTCCACAGCTTGAACATTGTGCCATAATTAATAAAAGTTTATTTGGTAGTTGTTACCAGAACAACCACAGTTGGATTTAAGAAAACTGTTTAACATATTATCTGCCTGAGCATATAATGTATTTGATTCAAATTCTGCACAGTTATTAGCTGCTGCGATAGCTCCTTGAATAAAGAAGTTAATTGTATTTAATGTTACGCTAGATTGCGTTTTAAGGGCCCTATCGCACACCATCATATCTAATTGAAGAAAAGCATTGTCAAACTTCTCTTGAAGCCTGTCAACACGTAATATTGATTTCTCTACATAATTTGCATATGCAGGAGCTACAGAATATTTAAATCTATACACTCCATCAGGAAGTGGTTGATTACAACCAACATCGGTTATCCCTAAATTAGATGATGTAAATACATTGATTTCATTAGGAACAAAAGGTAACATTGTTGTTCCAAATCCTGGTATTTCAATCTCAATAGTTGGTGCTGATACCACTGGAGGATTGGTAGGATATACAGAAGCATCTGTAACACCAATTGTAAGTACACTATAAGTAGGGACTACTAATATATCTAATTGTAAGTTTGCCATGTTTTTTTAATAAATATGCCAGAGGAATATGAGTGTATATCCTCTTTCCCCTGGCATAGGTTATTTAATAATATTTATTACTTCTTCTTAGTCTTAAGGGATAAGAGTAGAAGTTGTAGTAGTAGTAGATGCAGGTGCACTAGATGTAGTAGTTGTAGTTGTAATACAAGCATTGTTATCTATTACAATTCCTAAAGCAGCAACTAATACAGCTTCGATATCTGCAGCAATTGTAGCACCACCTGTTTGTGAAGCAGCATTTGGAGCAGCAATGATCACTGTTGAATCTTCCATAATGTAATCACCCCATTGATATGCAGATTTATCAAACTCATTGAATTTAATATAATATGTATCATAAGTAACACCACCAGCTACCCAAGACTCGAAGTTCTCATTGTAACCGTTCATTCTGTAAAGGTGTTTCAAGTAACCAGCTTGGTAGCTGTAGAAGTTTTTCTCTAATTGAGCAATTTCTGCAGTTTGTCCTGTAGCATAAGAAGCACGTTGTGTGATAATAGGTTGTGCAACAAAGTTACAAGCATCTGCAACAATAAAGTCAGCAGTAGTAGCTGGACCAGCATATACAAACGTTCTGAAAGACATTCTGTCATATTCAAAAGGGAATGCAGCTACATCACAAGGTTGTCCATAGATAGTCAATGGTTTTCCTGTAATACGTAAAATAGTTCCACCTACATTTTCAAATGTATAGAATGTAGAGAAAGAAATGTTGTCAGGGTTGTTTCCTGGAGCTTTCAAGTTTAATTGATAAATTAATTCATCGATAATGATAGAAGGATCTACACTATCACATGGATTATCTGAACAGTTACAACAAGGAGCTTGAATAGTTACTGAACGAGTGAAACCATTGAAATACAATGTATCAATATAAGAAGAGTGAGCACGTAAAGTTAACGTGATAACTTCTCCACATTGTACAGTGAAATCAGATACATCAGTAATTTGATTAGCAGCTGTTGGGCATCCTGATACTTTATACCATTCAGTTACGTTAGTACCGTAAGCAGAATTGTTAATACCAGAAATTCTGTCAGATCTTTTAGATCCTTGCAAATAAGTGTTTGTTCTACCTTGAGCAACGTAGAAATAAGGAAAGCTAGCAATTGTACCAGCAGTAACTGTTGCATACACATTATTAAAAATCCCAACTTGTCCTGCAGTCAAGTTTTGTGTTGAGCCAGAGCTAGGGAGTGCAGCTTGCCCTACTGGAACCACGAAGAGCGTGGTTAATGAAAAATCAGCCATTTTTATTTATTTAAATGTTAATAAAATTTATTCGTTTGTTTGAATCCTATATGCTGCATTTTGAACAGCAGATTGATTCTCTGTATACATTGCTAGATTCTGAACTGTAAGATCTAAAAGTTCATCTTCTAGATATGTTTCTAATTCACAATCAGCATCATAAGATGGTAAACCATCTAACATAATATATCCTGTCTTATTTATATACACTGGATATCTCATGTACATTATCTGTATATTCTTAGGGGTAAAAGTACCATCTGTGAATATACTTATTTCATCTGAGGCTAAGAAATTAAATGTTTCTTGGTATTCAAATGAAGGTTTGTAATGATCATTGTTTAATATGAATTGAAGATCACCATGTTTTGCAAGGTCTCTATTGATCCATATCTTTCTATCTTTACATCTTCCTTTATCAGCTAATGCATAACTATCAACATAAAACATATACTTAGGTTCAAGTAAATGAATGTTAGCAGCCCATTGGTTTAAATCAGCATCCTTTAATGTTAATGTTAAAGGTTGGTGATTATAATTCATTACAAGACTTTGTAAGTCTTCATAACGTTTTTTAAATGAATCCATTCCTAATCCATTAGCAACACTAATTCCATCAACCTTTTGTTTTATCAACTTAATCTGAGCTTCATTCAAAGCTAAGATTTTGTCTTCTAATTGAATCATTTGGTGCTCATTAGTTGATAGTTTATTTAGTTTCTGATCGATCTTGTATAATAAACTATCTACTGGTATCATATGCTTTTATTTATTTAAATGCCCTATACAAAAAATACCTTTTGGGTCATCTACTGTTATTTTTTTATTGAAATTAATAGCAATTACAGGAGTATTAATTTCTTTATTTTTAAATGTTTCATCAAGCCAGATAATTTTATTAGTTTTTTCATTTAATGTAGCCACTGGTGTTACATTTTTTATATTTACTTTTTTATCATCTAAGAAACATTCTCTTACTTTATTTCCTGAATTAATAACTACATACGTTATCATATGCTTTTATATTTTTAAAACTAGCTACTTATACAGCAGCTAGTTTTTTAGTTTTCAATTTACCTTCTAATGTTAATAACTCATCTTGGTTATCATCATCAGCTAGGAATTTAATTAAATCATCTTCATCTTTAGCTATCTCATACTCTCCTTCATAAATCTTACCATTAGGTTTGATTCTATATATTGAGTGAGCTACAGCTTGTTTTACTAAATCTTTTATATGGAGTAAAGCTTCTTTCATATCTGCAAATCTATTGAACACTTCAACTGGACTTAATCCTGAATGTTTACCATTCTTAAATTCTGTTTGTTTCAATAAATTATCTACTAAGTTATATACAACTTCTTCTTTTGTTTCTTCTGTTACTGGAAGACCTAAAAGTCTTGCAACTTTTTTCTTCTTCTCAGGAGTCATAGAATCAAATTTAACAATTGCTTTATTAATCAATTGCTTTTTCTTATAGATCACTGCGTTTTCAATTTCATCATCCACAACATAAAATTGTGTATCAGCTGCATATTCTCCTCTTTCCCAAGCTTGATATGAACTTGCAATAGTAGGATGAACTCTTAACCATGAAAAAGCTATTTCTTGAAAAGCATTTGATAAATCAAAATAGTTATCACCATCTAATAATTTAACCACTTGTACGTGTGTCTGATCATCTGTAGAAGTTGATAAACCATAGTTCCAAAATTGTGAACGAGGTCCTAAATCAATATCACCTATTTCATTCTCAAGTTTAATTTTAAGAGCTCTCACTCTTTCAATCTCTAATTCTTTTTCTAAAGGATCTTGGATTCTTTTAATGTACGTAGCATTCTCATCTAATCCTGTTCTGTACTTTCCATCTAATTCTTTATAAGGATATTTGAATACTCCTGTTCCAGGGATTCTTGTCATTCCTTTTTGTGATAGTCCACTATCCATTGTTTGAAGTTGAGCACTATTTGAATAGTCTCTCTTAATAGTAGAAATTTTGCCTGTCTTACCCATATGTAGTTAATTTAAAAAATTGGTTTTAATTTGTAGCGAATTGAGGACTCGAACCTCGCTTCTGGGTTATGAGCCCAATGTGCTAACCAGTTACACTAAATCGCAATTTGTAGAGTGGTCCCACCGAAGGAACCTGAACCTAGATACTATCTATTTCAAACACTCTATTTGAGAAGCTTCCCCTCGAGGAGGGAGAGGAGGTGAGGGGATTCTTCTCGGAAAAAACGAGTTACTCTGGGACGCTGTTCTTGTGGGTAGCGTAGTAACTACTGTTTATTTTTAGAATTGTGGCATTTCCTCAATCAACACAGTTCTAGATAAATCTTCAATAAATACATCACATCTGTCTTTCATCCAGATTTCGTATCCAGGGAATTTGTTAGCACTTGACATACCTTGAGATTTAGCAAAACCTAAGTGATGACGAGTTCCATCAATATAACCCCATGTCATAGAAGGAGCACCTTTCATACGTACTTCTCTAATGTTGTTTACCATTGAACCATCAGACATTGGAGAAACATCAAACACCATAAATACTGGAGTAGATTTTTTGTTTTGTCCAAACTCTAAGTTAGATTGTGGTAAATCTAATTCTTTTAAGTGAATCAATTCAACTCTACCAGTCTCACGAGTTACCATTGCATCAAATGCAAAGTTGTAAGTGATATGTTGTCCTTCACCTTGCATGTATCTGTTTCCAGAATCAGCCATGAAAGTAAGACCTGAATTTAATGCATCTGTTTTCAAAGCTTGTTGGAATACATCGAATCCAGCTTCATTAGTATACATCTTAACACTTCTATCTTTCACATCCACTCTTCTGTAGAATAAATCTCCAAATACAGAACGGATTAAGTTAGCAGAGAATTCACCTCTGTTATATTGTACCAAGTTTCCATTGTTACGCATTCTGTGATATACACCAGCTGAAGTACGTTTCAATTCTTGCTTACCACCACCAGATTTAACTGTACCTGGTTTAGCCCAGATCATACGTTTAACTTTCAATTCAATCATAGATTTACGCATCCAGAATTCAATGAACGGTTCCCATTTAACATCATTACGTGTAAGTGGTAATTGGTTACGTCTTTGTGGAGCATATACCAAGATGTCTAATGGTTTACCAGAAGCATCTCTCATCATTTTGTCATCAGCCCATTCTGTGATTTTGTGCTCATATCCATATGCAGAACCTAAAGATTCAAACATTGTAATTTGCTCACCTAATCTTGGAAGACCTAATAAGTCTTGATCAAACTCACCGATAGCTGCATCAACTAATTCTAATTCAACACCATATTGCAAGAATACAGGATTAACAAAATCAACTTGTGGGTTATCAGTTACTAATGTAAATGAATATAAGTAACCCATGTTCCAAGGTAATGGATCTTTGATCACGTAGAAACGTGGACCATATTGACGTGTACCTACAGAGATGATAGCATTTTTAGAAAACTCATTAGTATCTAATACTAATTGAAATTCTTGACCATCAATACCTGTTTTACCAAGATCAATTAAGTCTTGTGTGGAAGAAGGGATGTCAATAATTTTTGGGAATTTGTAAGGAACTGCTACTTGCCATTTCCATGCATCACTATTATTATCAATATAATAAGGTGTGCTTTTGTTGATCATGTCTAAGAAGTCATTACTGTAAAGTGAGCTCTGTGTATAAAGACTGATGATTTTTTTATCATAGTCTGCAGGCTCAGTAGAGTGAAAACTCTCTAAGTGGTTAGAGTCTGTTAGTTTCCCTACTGCACGTTTGTCCATAGACGCTACACGAGCATAAGTAAAACCAGTTAACCCAGGAATTGTTTGAATTGCCATTGTTATTCGTTTTTGTTAATTATTTATTGTTTTGTTATAAGAACCATGATTTTGAATTAGCACTACTAGTACTAGTAGCTCCAGGCGTTTTAGCCTTTGATACTTGTCTTGCAACTTCTCCAAACAGTTCGTTAGATTTCTTTGTAACGCCTGTTCTTTGTATAGTTGATAATGTAGGATCTTTTTCTAACATTTTAAGAATAAGTCCAACCTTTACTTTCATTTCATGATTCTCTGGTTTTTTCATATCCAATATAGCACGATCAAAATCAGTTAAGGTTTCTCCTGATGGAGTTTTCCACTTATCAACTAATAAGAAGTCTTGTAGTTCTGTTGCTAATTTTGGATTGATAGGAATCCCATCAAACTCTTTTGCTTTCACCTTATCATTTAAGATGGATTGTACATTATGTATGTACTGATTTTTTACAACTTGTTTTTGTTGTAACTCTTGTTGAGAGGCAGCTTCCATTTGTTGTAACTTAGCTGCTTCTTTTTTAACCAACACCTTGTGATGTTTAGTTGCCACGCTTTCTAGATCACCATAGTTTTTAAGTCTTTCGATATCTGTTTCAATATCATCAGGTTCAAATCCTTGATCAGTTAAAGCTTGTTTCATTATTCTCACTTGATTGTCTTCATCAGAAAGATCCATCTCAGCGAAATTAACTACTTGATTATAAGTACCAAAGTAATCTTTTGGATTAACTCCTTTTACAAATATGGCATCAAAAGCTTCTTGGTAGTCTTCACCAAATTGCCCTATGAAATTTTGAACTAATTCTGTAGCACCTTTTTTCTTTTCATTGTTAAACTTTTCTAAGAAATCTTCCGCAGTGTTTACTGTTTCATCTTCCTCACCATCATCAGATGTAAATACACCTAATTTATAAAGATCATTTGCAAGAGCAGTAAATTGTGTTCCTTGTGGTTCATCTGAATCATCACTGTCATCATCATTATCAACACTTGCAGTTTTTGCAGGTTTTGATACTGGAGTAGGTGTATCATCATCTTCATCATCACTATCACTTAAGAAGTCAGAGATCATTGATTGTCCATCAAGTTTCTCATCATCTGTTTTACCATCGACACTCTTAGGAGGAACTATATCCTTACCTTTTTTTACTTCTGGTGCAACTGGTGCAGCAGGAGCTTCAGCATCTTTGATAATTGCAGTAACATCATCTGGATCAGAGGATGCTGTTTCAGGGGAAAATAAGTCATTCAATAATTCTTGATTACCCATCCCCATTTCCATAGTACCTTGGATACTAAAATTATCCATAGTTTCATTATCAGCCATATGTAGTTGTATTTATGTTTGGTTTATTTATGTAAAAGTATAATAAGAGTTTCTAATATCAAAGGGTTATGAGTCAATATGACCCAATTTTCTTGATAATATAGCATTAATATTATTATCCCCTCTAAAGAGGGGAAGTTTTTTAACCTTTTTTGTTATTACGTCCTTTAGCATTTTCTTTAGCAACAGCTAAATCATTTGCCATATTCTCTCTAGCCACTTTGATTTTATCTTTTTCAATGGCCATCTTGTCATTGAATTGGTAATTTTTAGATTGCATATCAGCTACCTTTAAACTATATTCTTTAGTAGCTTTGTCTTGATCATGAGTTAACCTACTGATTTCCATTACATCAGGAACTGCATTAGCATTTGTATCTTCACTTGCAACATTACCAAATCCTGTAGCAGCAATAATTGCAATCTCTTTTTTATTGATTCTATCAAGTTCTTTTTGGTAATCATCATGAGCAAGTTGAGCTTCATGCTGTTGAGCAGCTTGTTGAATCTGTGCTTGAGCTTGTTCTTGTTGATTTTGTATTTCTTGTTGTTTTTGTTGAGAAGCTTGTTCTTGTTGAGCAATTTGATTATCTCTAAGATCTTTGAATGTTTTCTTCATCTCTCTCATAGACTTGGTAGAATATAATTCTATTACATCATAAAGTGTGCCACCATTTTGAATAATAGCTTGAGAAAGTTGTCTAAGCTCATTAAACATTTGTGTATCTTCTGGTCTGTTAGTAAGGAACACTTTCAAATCACGTAATGAAAGATCAGTTCCATTCACTTGTACAAACGCAGCTTCTCCTTCATCTGTAATATATGATATAGTTGATTCTGGTTTACTACTTTCTACATATAATGCAGCATCTACAATACCTTGATACAGCTGTCCAAGCACATACTCGTGAGCCACAAATAAAGGCTCTGTTTGAGAGTAACTCTGTTGCATTGCAGTGTTAGTACCTGTTGCACTTTCAGAGGCAGAAACAGACCCCATACGTTGTTTAGACATACCTACAAGTTCCCAACACTCCATTTTAAGTTGTTGAGCTAATGTATATCTAGATTGTATCTCTTGTGTACGTGTAAGATCAAGAGCTTGGAATTGATTAAAAGAACTAGGAGATTTCATATTCTCAGGACTATCATCAATAAATACTACTCCCCTATTACGAGCTTCCATTTCCCATATATCAAGAGCATCTTGTGCATCTCCATCTTTAGGAATAGGAATGTGTCTTAATGACATTAACTGAACCTTACCTACTTCTTTCTCAAGAAGTTTGTATAATTGGTTCATACATACATTATATAATACTTGAAAAGGTTTCATAAGATCTACTAAGCTTTTAGCTTCTGTATTCTTCACCTCATATGTTGTTCCTATAATAGGACAATAGTTTAATAATTTAAATGGTTTGATATGATAAATATCTGGACCAATCTTAGTTCCTTGATACCATTGGTTAATCCATCCCCATTCCAATGATTGTTGTGTAGGGTGCATTCCTGATTTATAGTCTTCAGTTACAAGTGTTGATTGCTCATTACCCATATCATCTATATAAATCAATTTACCTATTTTCTTTTTAGATATCCAATAGCTTCTAACAACCACATACTTATATCCAAATGAACTTACATTATTAGTTAAGCCTAAGAAATCTTTTAAGCCATCATTGTTTTCTTTCATCTCTGATTCAATGATCATTCTTGTTTGTAGAACAAGTGGATCAAATGTATCATACATTACAGAGTCTTGTCCTGGAACAGCATCTGGATTACCAAGATTTGATTCTCTAACATTGATCAATCCATAATCTTGTAATGAACTACGTAAGTGATCTATCTCTTCTTTTGTAAGATCTGGTACACTTTCAATAATCTCTGAAAGCTCCATCACTTCAACTGTCCCAGCTGCATAAGCTCCTTGTGCTCTACCTGTTGGATCAGATATCCACTTTCTATCTGGTGTACTTAAGAACCAAGTGTTCTTTGGATTTGCCACTTCGATGTTGAATCCAAGTTTTGAATTGTCTTCATATATATGATAGAATTCTCTAGCTGATATCAATAAATCTCTAAAGGCATCCTCACTCTTTTCTTTCAAATTGAACTCAGCTTTTTGACATGTAAGAATATGATTTCCCCATTTCTCTGCAACAGAAGTGTAGCTATCTAGCTGATCTTTAACCTGTTCCATTGTCATCTTCTGTAATTGCTCAGGATCAATTTCTTCTCCTGCCATAGCAGCTTTAATAGTAAGTTGTTGTTGAACTTGACTAATAACATATTGTTGAAGAGTATCTGTTTTAAATTGTAACTCTTCTGCTTTACTATCATCATCAAAAGCTTTTACTCTGAATGTATCTGGTCTTTTAGATATCTCTCCTACAAGTTCATTGATAGGAGTGGTAATAATTGAATACATTTTTACATAAGCAGGAAGTTCTAAATCAGATGTAAGAACATCTGTAAAACTTCTCACCTCTGGTTCTTGATAGAAATCTTCCATACGAAGAATTCCTTTCATAAGATCATAGTTCTTTACAAATGTATCTCTATTCTTTACATACTCAGCGTATGCTTTGTTAGAGAAATAATCCATTGTATTCTTGATCCAACTCTCATCTTGCTTTTCCTTATCTGTTTTGAACTGATCAGGGAAGATGTTTAAATATGCATACCTGATAGTAGCATCTTTTGTATATCTAATTATTGCCATTATGTAAACAATTTATTTTTTGGTGTGTTAAACATTGATCTGCTTTCTGTAAACAGTTTATTCTTTTTGTTCTTTTTGAACATTGATTGTATTCTTACATCTTGCTCTCCTCCTATTTTTCCCATAATGGGATCTAGTTTCATTGCTAAAGCTATTGCTAACTCTGCTGCAATGATTCTATCAAAGTTACCTGATTCATTATATTGGATCATCTCTTCTAATAATACAGGATCAAATATCTTAGACATACCTTTGATCTCTGAAATGATATTACCATCAGCATCCTTTTCAATATGTATTGCTTCTTCTGTATACTTCTTAAGACATCCATGTAAGAAGTCTCTTATTTTCTCAGAAGATCTATGTATTCCAAAATCCCTTCTAACAGTAGTGTTTGGAACTATTTCTTTTAACCAATCTGGTTGTCTCTCTAAGTAATGTGAATCACCTTTAGCTATCATATAGTCTATAAAGGATATTTCATCATTCTCACATAGAGCTCTAGCATTATAATACTTAATTAAATATCTAGCTTGTTCTTCCCATGTTTCTTTCTTATCTGGTCTAGCACAATAACTAGCTACAAACATATCTTGATACTTCTCTCCTGATATAGCATGCATACGTTTGTATATATACACAGATCCTAATGAACTTGAATAAGCAGATTTACCTTGTCTATAAGGGTCAATCCCTGCAACATATAATCCATATGGAGGAGCTTCAATTGGAAACTCATATATCACTACAGGAGCTTCTTTGTTATCACTATTCTTAAGTGGGAAGTTTGATATAGGAAGTTTATCTGTAAACTCATGTTTGACACCATTACCATCATCATATAAAATAACAGGTGTTCCTGTTCTCTCTACTGATAATAGCCTGGCTTTCTGACGTTTAGATGCTTCAATATCAAATATGTTTGTATCCTCATTCAAGAATATATCATCCACCTCTTGTGGGTAGTACATCTTCTCTTTTAAATAAGCTAGTCTATCACCAGCTTTCTTTAATCTCTCAAGATTATCATTTGTAATCTTATCTGCTTTCTCTTCATTAGAGACTAGCATCTTTACATTATGCAACTCTGATTCTGCTGGTTGATCAAGATAGGCTCCTAATGTGGAATCTTCTTTAGCTTCCATTCTATATTTATGGGAGATGAATAGTCCATGGATTCTTTGATCATCTTTTGCACTATTGTATTCCAGGAAGTTAAAATTGGCTACATCAAACATTAAGCTTTTTGCATCCATAAAGTTTTGCATATCTCCACCTGTACCTGTAAGAATTGGGGAACATCCCCAACCAAATGGTGTGGTGAAACCTGGTGTAGCAGCCTGAAGACCACGTAAGAAATTACCCTTACCTATCTCATCAATAATAAGTCTTCTTGGTTTTGTACCTGCGATAGCTTCTTCATTATTACCACCATCTAAGTTACGAATAAGGATCTGAGAAAAGGGGATTCTCTCTCCTGCTTTTGTCTTGATCCCTAATGTAACTTGGTTTTTCCAATTGTCTTCCACTCTCTGCCATCTCCAGGCTTCAGGTAAGAAGTTTAATCCTTTGTCAATCTTATCTGTGATAAGCTTTATATCGGGAGCATTCAATCCTGCTATAATGTTCTGGGAATTCTCATCGAATGTTGCCCCATGACCTATATAGGAACTCTCAATTACTGACTTAGCTAAACGACGAATGCCTAATATTACTAGGCCTTTCTTTTCCGTGTGTGCTCTATCTATTTCATTTGTTATAATCCATTCATTATCACGTAGATATGGATTAGCATATTTCTGATTAATCCTTCCACGCTCATCAATGATATCCACCTCTGTATTCCAGAAGTTTAAATGCCAATATAGAAAAGGGTTAATATAAACTCCTCCCATTGTACAACCATCAATACATAATTGTTTATGGAAAGCATAGAACGCTTTATACTCTTCTGAGTCTTTTGATGGAACTCTCTTTTGATTGATAAACCAATCTCCATATTCAATACTTTGTAAGCCATCCATTATCTTCTACCCTTTAAGAAATCTTCTGCCATACTCCCAAGTTCAGCACCACCTCTAACAGGCACCACCTTAGCTTCTTCTTTCTCTCTAAGCTTTTCAACTTGTTCTAAGAGAGCTAAATAGTTTTTCATTGTCTCTTGTACAAACTTTCCTTGTGCTTCAATACTTGCTATTACCATAGGCATAGCACCACCAGCTTTGGTTTCTTTCCATTTGATTCTATCCTCTAATGTATGTAAGGGATTGAGATCAACGTATTGTTTCCAGCTTGATAATTGTTCTTCAGCCCAATCAAGTTCTGTATTTATATATGTAGTTTTCTTTACTGCCATTGTATTGATATGTATTTTGCAAAAGCTGAATCAATTTCTTCTTTACAGTTTTTAATAATTAACATATGTTCTTTTAGTTTAAACATAAGTTCTTGTATTCTATCTTCTTCATATACAATTGATCTTAGTGCATCTCTTTTGATTCTTAGATATTCATCATAAGATCCATCTTCTTCTCCAAGTAAATCTTGTATAACACTACAATCATTTTCTGGATTACATGCTGGTATAGTTCCAGGATTATAGAATTTACTTTCTGTAGATTCTAATTCAATTTTTAAAAAATCTTTCATAATGTAGTTGGTATTATATTAGTTATTAGTCTTCCTCCTCTTCGAACAATGTGTTCTCTAAATTCATGCCATCTTTTATAATGGCTTCTATTTCTTCTTCATCTATATGATCTATATCCATATCTAAGCTTGCTTCATATATCTGTAATGAAAGAAATAGTTCTTTGTCTGATACACCCCATAATTCAGATCCATCTAATGCTGTAGAAATATGTCTTCCCATATTATATGTAGCATGGGCTTTTCTCAAACGTTTTAATGTTTGTATTATTTGATAATAGTAGTTTGGCTGCTTCATATAAGATCATTTATGTCATCATCAGAAAGACTCCTTTTACTAGTGCTTGGTATATCATCATCAGAGTAATCTAATTCTATCTCTTGTGTAACATCCTCAGCATCCTCTTCATGTAATATGTATTCAGGTTTCACTGTTATCTGTATAATGTCTTTTGATGAATCACCATCACCATCATTCTGCTCACCTGACAAATCAATATAATCTGCTCCACTATCATATAGATCTTGAAGGATTTCAATAAGAGGAAGCAATGGTATTTTACGTAGTTTTAACATCTTCTGTTGGTATTGTTGCAGCCATCCATTTCTTCAATGGACATTCACAAGTTAAACATTTAGTCTTTGCTGATAATGTACATCCACAATTAGTGCAATGTGCATCTGGTCTTATTGATGTATAATGTTTAGAATGTAAATCACATTCTTCACATATAGCCATTCTTTCAGCTGATACTTCTATCACTCTTTTATCTAAGAATGCTTGAGGAGTAAGATTGTTCTTCCATCCTTCAGCTATTTGGTTTAGTTTAGATGTCATTATCTTTTATTTTTGGTTTTAATATTTTGATATCATTTAACACTGTCAACATTCTCATCTCTGTAGAATGTCTCTTCTTTTCTGATGTAGTTGGATCAGCCAGAATATTATCATATGACTGCTTCATATTTAAAAGCTTTGTATAATGTGCATTAGCTTTCTTTGTATTAAACAAAAACTTACCAAACCCAGAGATCTCTAGACTATCATTTGTATTAAGAGCATCGTTTGCACTATCAAATTGGTGTGTTATCACTTGATCAATCACCTTCTCTGATATCACCATGTTAATGGACATCCTCTTTATTATCCACTCCTTTATCGACATTGATGTTGGCTTCTCCATGTACTAGTTTTATATCTAATGTTATATTCTTTGTGAAATCAATCACAATAACTGGGTTAATCTTCACCTTACCATTCTCCTTAATGAATATTCCTATTCTCTTTAACTTGGAGATGATGTTATTAATAGAAGGAGATGTACTATTATATGTTCTGCAGAATTCTTCTCTAACATTAGCATATGTAATGTTCCCTTTAATAGCTGTAAAGGATATCAATTGAATCTCTCTTTCTGTAAGATGTAGATTGTTAATAGCAGATAGAATACTGTAGTATTTCTCAGCTAATTGAATATCTGTATATACTTCCTTCTTAAGTTTTTGTATAATCATTGGTTCCATAATGTAGTTTATAATCACATGACAAAGATATATAATAAAAACATATAAAAGACATAATAGATAAAAATATTTATTCCAATGCTATATTATGAACTTTTTTATCTATAGAAGTGTATTAGATAACCTCGCCCAACCACCACCCCAAAGGTATAACAAAAAAATCATACCCTCCAAATTTTTTTTATTTTTTTTTTCAAAATTTTAGAAACCTATTGTGTATGTGCTGGGAGAGACCCATCCCAACTCACCACCCCACCTATTTTTTGACGGTTGGGGATATCCCCCATTAAACTAAACGTCGAATTAAAAAACAGAAACATGTCAGATTTAAGAACATTTACTAAAGTAGGAGTATTAAAAGATTTAGTTGGAAAAGGATTAAACATTGGTACTACCAAAGAGAATTTAGCACAACCAATGAATGTTGGTGTTAAGCTTGCATTGAAAGATGCGAAGACAGGTATTGTGTATGATGGATTTGTTAGTCCTGCATTAAGTGTATTGCTTAAGAGTAAACAAATATCATTAGGTGCATTGTTAGATTATCCATTATCTAAAGATGATAAGGGAAACTATTCTATTCACAATGAACAAGCTGAAGTTATTTGGCATGATACTGCTAAGCTTAGTATTAAACATGTTATTAAAGTGGAAGTTACTGATGAAGAATTGATAGTGCTTTAAGCACTATTGGTTCCTCATATATGATTATACACATATATAACACAAAATCACACACAATTAGTTTTCACTCCTATATATATAGATAAATAAAACTTTTTACGAGGGAGAAAAAAACTTTTTGTGTGTGTTTATTGGTAGTAGTGGAGACATACACACTAATAACACACTAAATCAAACAACAACAAAACTAATCAACATAAATAATATATATAGCATTATGAACTACTTATGTAAAGATAAAGAAACAGGAAACTTATTTGTTATAACTAAATGGTCTCAAGACTTTAGTAAATATATAGAAAGTAAAGCTTGTATATCATTAGGAACTAAATCTTTTTATATATTACAAGAAATAGAAGTTAGATAATAATAATAATGGGCTCTTCTACGGGCCCTTTTAAATAAACATACATATCCTGAGTATATTATACACTCCTAAGAATGTATGAATAATCAACTACCAACAGATGATTGGTGTAGTTTAGAAGAGCATTAAAGGATATAACACATGCTATAGTTGATTTACAATAAATAGTTATAAAGAGATGGACCGCCAGCATATGTTGAAAGAGTACATGGTAAGCTCGCAGAGAAGTCTAACCTTAACTATATTCATTGTTATATTTTGTCAGGCTAAAAGCGACATCCTGTAAAGCACGCTTTTGATAACAATGATTTTAATATTCTCTCATAGTATGGAACATTCCTACTAACACATCTAGCGGACTATGAGAGATTATTATTTTAACTATTAATTCCTTAATAACAAATAGAATATGGACATAACTCAATTAAATGAGTATTTAGACAGAGCTCTGAATATTATTATATCATTAGAACAATATGCTTCTGAAGAAACAGCTAAAGATATTGAAGCATTGTTTCAAGAAATCAAATACATTGATGATATAAATGCTGATATGGAAGCACAAGATTTTGATATATTTGGTCAAAATAAAATATAACATTAACTCCTTAATAACAAACAAGAATGGCAATAGATTTAAGAAAGAATAAGACAGTAAATGATATGGTGTATGTATTTTCAGATAAACATGGAACAATATATAAATGTACATCATTAGGATTTGGTAGTGAAGGAATTGTTATAGCACATCCACATCCTTCATTTGGATCATCAACTTTTCCAATTGATTATAACTCAATCTATTTAAGTAGTATTAAATACTTATCTAATAGAGAAGCTGATAGTCATATGTTCTACATAGAACAACTTACAGAAGAAATAGAAGAATATTTAAAAAACAAATAAAATAACAATGAACGATTACACATTTAACAAAGAACAAGGCAATTGGTATATAGTATTACCAACTTGGGAAGGAACAAAAGCAGCATTACAAATGGTAGGAGGAGCTGATACATTATTAGATCATCTATCAAACAATGGAACTACAGTGAGTTTATCACTGTCAACAGATAAAGAATGTCCTTATGGATATACTACACTGAAGAGAATTATTCAAACACCACCAAATGGATGTATATATCATTTAGGTTTTACACCTGTTTGGTTGTGTGATGTAACAAAGTTTGTATTTGATAACAAATTTCCTAAAAGAATTCATTTTAACGTTAATCCTTAATAATTATGAAATCAACAAAAATTATGTTAGCTGTTATATTTACAGCTATTGGTACATGGACTCTTATGAGTCTTATTGGATATTTCTTATCTGATCTATCCTTACGTGATTGTTACATAAATATGGGAACATTAATGTGTATGGGAATATTTGGTTGGATACCAAGTGTTATTGTAGCATGTGATCTTGAAGAAAAACTTAACAACTATTAATTATGATAACAGAACAAATTGAACAGAGATTACAGACTATTACAAATGAAATACATTGTATAGATAGTCTTAGAGATGCACATGATGACACAAACATTCATGAGCTTGAGGAACAATTAGATGTATTGTATCACGAAAGACAACATTTAACATTCTTGTTAGAGAGTTGCTTTGATGAAATGATAGGACTATGATGATGTTATACATATTCCTGTCATACTTAGTTATGGCAGGAATGATGTTAGAAGAATATTCTACATTAGACGAAGTTACAAAAAGAGCTTATATAGTATTTATATTTAGCCCTTTTACAGTGCCAATGATAATTGGTATGATGATAGCAAAGAAATAATCAATTAAATCAAATAACAATGGCAAAAGAAAGAAGTATGGAAGATGCATTACACTCAATGAATGAGTTAATAGAAATGCAACAAAAAGCAATTAGAATAGCTGATGATCTTATGAAGCTAAAAGATTCAAGATTAGATGTAGCTGATAGATTAATCACTATCTATAAGAAAGAGAATAAGATTCTTGTAATATCTTTATATTCATTAATAGCATTTAATATCATAGTATCACTTATTAGCTTATTATGAGAGCTAGAGTGAGTAAAGGTACATTGGTAGCATCAACAGATAGATTTAGAGGAATCAAAGCTAAGAGGTTGATCATTGAAGTGATATATAATTTCAGAAATGGAATTGTAAGAGAAAGAACAATAGACGTTAGACAAACAATAGAACAGTAATCAATTAAATCCTTAATAACATGAATGCAACAAAATCAGGTGGAATATTCACCTTTGATCACGGTCAGAAGAAACTTGCTAAAGCAATAGGTGTAGAAGATTCTTATTTAGATGATCTTGGTACACAAGTATCAACTATACTAAAAGATTTTATATTTGATGATGATAAAAATATTAGAGAAAATTCATCACCAAGTCAATTAGTAGAAACATGTGCTAATGAGTTTAGTTATTCTCAATTGGTAGTTTTATCATCAATGTATCTACAAGATAAAATAGATAGATTTGGAGAGAAATTAGAGCAAAAGTTGAAAAATCTGAAATCATCAGTTAAATCTATACAATTAGATGCTGATGATCTTCCAGATAATATCAAAAAGATGCTTGATAATCTTACAAAAGGACAGAGTGAAGATGAACCAATTGATGGTGATTCATTACCACCAGAACTTAAAGAGTTTCTTGATAAGTTAGCTGAAGAGCAAAGAAGAAGAAATGGTGATGGTGATGATGACTAAATAAACTAATAAGAGAGCTGTAATGGCTCTCTTTTTATATTAAAGCTATGAGTAAATATAGAATAAAGACAGAAGAAGAGTTTAAAGCTACAGGTTATTGGAATGATGAATATGATGTACCAGATAGATGGTGTGAATCAGGATCAATGAATGGATATATGGGAGAAGATGTTCTTGATAAATTTATCAAAAACATTGAATCAAATTCAGACTTTCATCATCAAGGTTGGATATTCGAAGCAAATGATTGTGTACTTAAAGAAGAAGAAATAATACCAATAGAGCAAGTATTAGAACAAATTAAATTAAATAATCAAAATTCCTTAATAAATAAAAAAACAATGAAAGCAACAACAAAGAAAGCAGCAAGTACAGAGAAGTTCGTATTTATGGACAAAACAGCAAGCATTTTAAACGTAGGATTCTCTACATCAAAGAATGTTGTATTGTATGGTCCAGGTGGACATGGTAAATCAGAAATGACATTAGATTTCCTACAAGCTAAAGGTATCACACCTTATGTTATTACAATGGGTACAGGTATGACAACAGACAGATTGTTTGGTGGATTAGATATACCTACATTTGAAACAACAGGTAAAATAGAATATCTTGTAGAGAATTCATTTATGAATAATGAATATGTAGTGTTCGAAGAGTTGTTTGATGCACCAGATTTCATCTTGGAGCAATTAAAGGATATTCTATCATCAGGTGTATTTAGAAATGGTACACAGATATTTCCTATAAGCACTAAGTTCATCATTTGTTGTACAAATAGAACTCGTGATGAATTCTCTAAGAACATGTCATTGAAAGCATTGATGGAAAGATTTCCTCTTGAATTGAATGTTATCTGGGATAACTATACAGAAATATCTTATAACAGATTACTTGAGAGTAAGTTTGGTGTAGATAATGTGGATCCAGTGATTCCTTATCTATTACAAGAGTATGCTAAGAATGGTGTAACCATTTCACCTCGTGTGGCTGTTACAGCATATCAAGTGTATGATCAATGTGGTCCTGAATCATTAGGGTTTATTGCAGAGTTTGCAAAGAAACCATCATTGATTGCTGAAGTGATTAAGAAGTTTGAAGCTACTATTAAGTTCAGAGACTTATCTGCAGCTATTACCTATAGCATTGAAACTCTTATACATTTACCATTAGTATCTAAAGAAGATGAGAAGATGTATAGAGATGCAATCACTGATCTTGGTAAACAAATTAAAGACATCAAAGGCTTAACAGTTAGTGATGATATTGCACAAATGCATTCACAATTAGTGAAAGCTGCTACAGCAGCTAATGATAAGTTTGTTAAGAACGTTCAAATAGCTTCATTCATATAATGGCAAGCATATGGGCAAATGATGATGACTATTATGATAGTTATTATACTCCAACCTACCAAGCTCCTAAAAAAGCTAGTGGAGGTTGGAAGAGTAAATATGGTGGTGGTGGTTGGTCAAGAAGTTCTTGGTCCAACTATTCATTTGTTGTAGACTTTGAAGATGATGATAGTAATTTGTTTGTTAAAGATCCAGTTAACTACATCACACCAACATCTAAAGAGATCAAGAAGAAGCTTAGATATGTTAAGAAGCAAGAGAGTATTGATATGATCAAGGAATTAGCACGTATATGCTATTTCAAGATGATTGAAGACACTGAGTATTTAGCTGATAAGTTTAAAGATGTTGATTCTCTTAATGATGAAGATAGAGCTGAGTATTCTAGAAAGAAAGACTTATTTGATTCTATTTACAATCAATATATTCCTGGATTCACACCTCTTGAACAAGCTGTTGCTATATATTTGCAATTGCAGAACAAGAATGAAGATGAAGATGGTGTAAGAGATGAAGATGATACTCCAGATATGAATAAAGCATTAGATTTTGATAGAAGCTTGTACACTGATCCTAACATCAATGAACAATTAGAACTAAATGAACTTAGTAGAGATAAAAAGATGGAGATTATGAATCATCTATCTCTTGTAGGTAAATTTGGTAATGAGTTCAAGGTGGAAAAGGAAATATCTGAAAAGATAGTGGCTAATTCTGATCAATATTCTAAGATGATCATGAGAGATTATGCTCAAATGCACATGATGGATCTATATCAGAAGATGTTTCCCAATTTCAGAACTAAGTTCTTAACTAAAGATTTGACAGTAAATGTCCCAGTTGATAGAAAAGAACAGATTCAAAAGATTATCATTATACTAGATTTCTCTGGTAGTATGCATGAAGAACAGAAACAAATCTGGGTAAATGCTATATTAATCGACAGGTTTAAGTATGTGATGAGAGGTGAAGCTGAAGTGTTCTTTAGTTATTTTGTACATAATCCAAATCAATTAGAGTTTCAACACATTACTAATAGAGAAGATGTCATAAACTTTTGGCAAACATTTTCTAATGAGCCTAATGGTGGACAAACAGCTGTTGGTGATATGGTTGAAAGAATTGCTGAAGAGATAGCTGATCACAAACTATGTAATCTTAAAGTAGATTTAGCAGAAGAGAAACCAGAAATCTTAATTATCAATGATGGACAAGATCATATTGGTGTAGATGCATTTCCTTATAAGGTGAATGCAATATCATTAATGCAATTCAATGATGAATTGAGAGATTTATGTCTTGCTACAGGTGGTAAACAGATTAAGGTGACAGAAGAAGAGAAGATCTATAGCTACACAGAGGGTGTAGGAGAACAAGAAATTAAAATATAATTGGTTATTTGTTTGTTTTATTTATCCCTGTGAATTATATTTGCAGGGATTTTGTATAATCACTGGGGACTATAAACGCCACATAGCAGTTTAAATAGTCAATGTATGTGTTGCGTATCATTGAACTTACCTATATTATACATTTATGTTTCATATCATTGTAGTCAGTTTAAAACTCACTAGAGTGATACAAAAGATAATAGTTGATCATTGGTCAACAACACAACAATTGATAAATGCCCTCACATGAGGGAAATGGGCTAGACTGGAATTGACTGGTTATTATAGATTATACAATTCAGCCAGAGAGATAACTGTAAACTAAGGTGAATTATTTTAAATGGCAAAAACACAAGTCGTGTAGTGGCTCTAGGAGCAAACGCACAAATCGAAGCTAATATGAACAAAGTATTCTCATTATTGAATGAGGATGTAGTAGTTGGTTTAGCAGCCTAAATTACCAAGATTTCTCTATTAGATTAAATAGAGTGGTGGGAACGTTAAGCTAAGCTTGACCCTAAATAAGCTGTATAAAATTGTATTTTTGAAGTAAGCAACACGGGAGTTCGAATCTCCCCTAGTCCACTAGACTGATTATCAATCAGTTAACAATAGCAGTTACTTGAAGCATAACTTAAGTAACAGACATTGGGTAGTTTGCACATCACGAATGTTAAGTCCTATCTACGCAAAGAAGGAGTTGAGTACTTTATGGTTTGAGTTTTACTAGTGCCAACCTCAACAATAAGGCTATCAGAAATGGTAGCCTTTTTTATTTTGTATTAATCCTTAATAACTAAATAACAATGAAAACAATTAAATTATTACCAACTGAGTTTTATCAGTTCAGACAATTAGCGTTTGCTATGTGTATAGCATTCTCATGTACAATAGCACATGGTGTGTATATTGTAGAAGCCAATATAGACCAACTTCAACAGTTGGGTTATTAAGGAGGGGAATTAAAGGGCTCTGTAGTGGAGCCCTTATTCTTTAAACTAATAAATTAGATATTATGAATAGATTTGAATGTAGTGAGTGTGGTACAAAATACAGCTCACCAGAAACAACACCACCTCCAGGAATCAAATGGAGTGATGGACATGTGTGTACACCTAAACCTGTAAATAAATAAATTATGGAACCAATTTACAAGTTTAATTCAGGAATGGGAGGAATGATCTGTAATATATGTAGAACTATTATATCTACAGGTCCTGCAACTAAAGAGTTGTATTGTGAGAAATGTAAAGCTAAACCAAAGAAGAAGAACAATCACACAGAGAAACAAACATTAGAACTAATGAGACAAGCATTTGAAGCTGGTTTTAAACAAGCAGATTTTGTAGAAGCTGGATTAGAAGGTAAAGAAACAGAATCAATAGTACATTGGATTTATTTAAAACACATAAACAAATGAAAAAAATACACATATTAGCAACAGATAAACCAAGTAGGTTACATATAACAAGTAAATTAGATTTATATCCTAATGGTGTATTTGGTAAAGGTCAAGGCTTATGTAAAAACCAAAACATCTACATCACTAATGATGAAGAAATTAAAGAAGGAGATTGGGTATTTGATAATGATGCAAATCAAGCTGTAGCATATAAATATTTAAGAGTTAATCCTAACTTACCAAATTTTCCATATTATAAAAAAATCATCCTAACAACAGATGACCAACTTATCAAAGATGGTGTACAAGCTATTGATGATGAGTTCTTAAAATGGTTTGTTAAGAATTCAAGTTGTGAGGAGGTTGAAGTTACAACAATAGCAGATTTAGATTTGTATTATAAAAATGGAATTGGAGGTCAAAAATACAAAATCATCATTCCAAACCTTGAAGTATGGAAAGATATTCCTGATTTTGAGGGTTACTATCAAGTAAGTAATCTTGGGAATGTAAAATCATTATCAAGGACTATTTTAGGTAAAAATGATGCTCCTACATTGTTAAAAGAAAAGTTGTTAAAATTCTCTACAAGTACAAATGGATATTATCAAGTTATACTTTGTAAAAATTCAGATAGAAAGATATTTAAAGTTCATAGTTTAGTTGCTATTTGTTTTTTAAATCATATTCCTGATGGAACACATAATGTAGTAGTTGACCACATAAATGAAATTAAAACAGATAACAGCGTAGAAAATTTAAGACTTATTGGACATAGAGAAAATGTATCAAGAAGCATAAAAGATTCTACTTCTACTTATGTTGGAGTTTCTTGGAGTAAAAATGCTAAAAAATGGATTTCTCAAATAACAATAGAAGGTAAGACAAAATACTTAGGTTTGTTTGATAATGAAAAAGATGCTAACAAAAAATATTTAGAAACATTAAAAGATTTATAATATGGAAAAGCCAAAAGAAGAACCTAAAAAATATAAATGCACAGAGTGTCATTGGTTAGGGCTATTTAATGAAATGAAAAATGAACAAGATACAGACTATGACCAATATTGTTGTCCTAAATGCAATAATGTTATGTATGATTGTAGGTTTGATAAGTGGTATTTAGAAGAACCTAAACAAGAAACTACTCTTGAAGAAGCTACTGAGTTATTTTTTAGAAAGAAAGATGTTAAGAACTGTACTCTTTATAAAGCTGCAAAATTTGGTGCTAAATGGCAACAAGAAAGAAGTTATAGTGAGGAACTTTTTACTAAAAATGATTTAATAGCTTTTTATGAGTTTATAAAAAAAGAATGTGATATAGTAAATTCTGTTGGTTATGCAGAAACTCACACTAAATGGTTTATTGAACAATTGAAAAAGAAATAACTTATGAGATTAAAAGATAAATATGCTTGTGAATTTGCAGAATGGATATTAACAGTTTGTAATAT